ATATGACTAAGCATGGGCAATTCTTAGCGCATAGGTATATAAGACTAGGCGCGTATGGTGACCCTAGTGCAATCCCTTACGAAATTAACGCCATGCTAGTAAAAATAGGTATTGGGCATACTGGTTATACTCACCAAATTGAGCATAAAAACTTTGATAAACGCTATATTGATATTTGCCAAGTATCAGCAGATACACCTAAACAAGCATTAAAGTATCAAAGCATGGGCGCAAAAACTTTTAGAGTAGCAATGGCGAATGATAGCCTATATGATAGCGAAATAGAGTGCCTAGCTGATAGCAAAGGGTTAACCTGTATCCAATGTGGATTATGTGACGGACAAACAAAAAACATTGCTATCGTAGTGCATGGTGCTAGGAAACAAAATTTCAAGAGTAATTTAATTCAAACAGTAGAGGTAAATTAATTATGATATATGTTAAAACTTTGAACCTATGGGACAAATCAATCATGGGCGCGATTGAGCGCGGTCAGATTAAACTACAGCGTGGGCAATGGCTAACGTGCGGAGAACATGGTAAAAAATGCCGATTTGTGGGAATGGGTTTAAGAAAAAATAAACCTAATGATACGATTTGGGTGGTTCACTGGCAAGGCACTGGTAAAAAGACTCAAGAGAAATTTTTGTCATCCTGTAAAATATACAAAGGAAAATAATTATGACTTATATATCACAGCAAGATATTAGAGACAAAAAAGTAACTGTTTTAAGAAAGGATTTGACTAAATATAAAACATGGGAGTCAAACCATTTAATCAAAGTTCATAAATGGACTGCTAGTGAGGTCAGAGTGCATCAAGCGGTAAGAGCTAGCTGAGTAGTAGTAGGCATCACATAACGCCTTAGATTGCATTCTAGGGCGTTATTTAATGTTTATTAGTGCTACCCTACTGGGTAAGTGTAAAATGTCTTAAATCAACTGTTAGAGGTGTTAAAATGAATAGTGCAAAAAAGAGAAAAGTAAGACGCGCCAAGATGCGCGATAAGATTGACAGTGTTTTAGTCAATGTTATGGGTTACTCAATAATGGCATTGGGCGGTGTTATTTTCGCTAGTGCATGGTATTGGTTCATAGTGTTAATGTTTCAATTAGAGGTGTAATGATGCGTAGGATATGGCGTATATGGGCGAAAGCACTAGGCGAGAAGTCTGGTGCGAGTAACCGCGAGGCTGATTATATTGCAGTAGTAAGGACTGTTATAATCGGAGTTAATTTTATAACCTGTTTTTTTATTATGGCAGGGGTAATTCATAACTGGTAAAGAGAGGCGAGACAATGACTAGACCACAATTAAGCCATCATGCGTGGCTTGAGGCTGAAAAGACTCAAGAAATACCAGTACCCTTGATAAAATACAAGGATAAACAAGCGGTCGCTGATGAGTATCACATAGAAATTTGGGGTGCTGATGATAATGGCGATAAGTATACGGCTAATTTAGCAGTCATAGAAGATGGTAAAATTATTGACTACGTTTATGAGCATAGATATACTGATGCTGATTTTATAGAGTGGACACTTATACCTATGAAGCTGAGTGATTATTTAAGGTTTTCAAGTTTCGGGTTATAGGATAATTTAATTAAGTACTGGTAATGGAGGAAATACAAATGAGTAAAAATTATGCGGTAGGTTTTAGTTATACTGAGTTTTCTAATGTAAGAGTACGCGCTGAGAGTAGAGAGGAAGCAGAGCGTATCGTTTATAAAATGTTAGAGGATAATGGTATGCTTGATTATGAGTATGACGCGAAAATGACTGATAGAGATTTTTCAGTAGACTACATTGGGGAAATAAACGATGAATAACATTGTAAAAGATTTTATACAAGGTGCATTACTTGGTGGTGTCCTTATGTTAGGATACATATTATTAACCAACTATCTGGGAGTATAAACGATGACTATTGTAGATGTAATGGAGCGTGTTCGTGATGACTATCAGACGTTTGCCGATTACCATAGAACCCAACAGGGTGACTGTGAGGATAGACGAGCTTGCATGGAAGTTGTAGAGGTAGTAAACTTCTTACTGGAACAACACGCGAGATTAGAGGAGAAAAGTAATGCTTGATTTATACTATGGTTTTGATGATTTAAACGATTACGAGCGCGGTGAGTTTGATTGTGTGCATGGATTCCCTGCGCTTGACAATCAATCCGATGACTATTATCTGGGATATGGTCACAACTACGGATTAATGGAGACCCAGACAGGAGCAGAATGCTATGCTGTGTAGAATAACTGACGACCCTAGCTATGATTATAGCGACTACTGTGAGGGCAAGGGGGCGTATGCTCCCTATGAGGCTGACCACATAACTGAGCCAGAAGATGACCCAGAGAACTGGGAAGATGCTCACCTGTACCCACCAATATCACCAGAGGAAGCACAGGTGCGTATTGCAGAGGTAAAGGCTAGAATGGCAGAGGTGGAGCGTATTGAGGCTAAACTTAGACAGCAATTTGGAGGTGTAAAATGAGATATTTTTTAGTCCGTAACATAACCTTACACGATGATGAACAGTATTATGAGTGCATTATTATTTCCCATGATGATGACTTACCCGAATATGCAAATGAGTGGTTTACTCTTTGGAATAATAATTGTTTGCCTACTGACTTAGATGCAGATGGTTCTTTTCATATTGATTATGGTAAGTCTACTGATATGGAAAAGTATAGTTTTGTTGACAGGGAACTAGGGGAACATGAGGCAGTCGTTTTGTCTGACTTGTTCTTGTCTTGGTCTTGGAGTGATATAAGTCGGTTCATAGAATATAAACTTGAAAGATTGGGGATTAAAGATGAGAAAAACAATTAGTTTGTTTGGTATGCTGTGGTCTATTGAACTACGGAATGGTGTAGGTATTGACTTAGAGTTTGTTGACAGTCGACCAGTGTGGGTGACTAAGGTTGACTTGCTAACAGGTGAGTATACATGGGAAACAATGCCCTTTGAGGGCGTGGTTATTCTGTTACCCTTTATCAACATTAACATTGGTCGTTGCTATGTGGAGATAGATGATGAGTAGATGTAAAGCCTGTGACGTTATATTGACTGAGGCAGAATTGAAACGGAAGGACAGGGCTACAGGGTTGCACTTGGATTTATGTAACACCTGTCTTAAACATTCAGACCAAGCCCTTGAAGATGACTGGGTGACATTTGACAACGATGATGATATACTAAATAGTATTGACGATATTTTAAAACAGGAGGTGTTGCATTAACTAAAAATATGTGTTATAATATTCTTAGATACTTTGGTTTATTACTTTAAAGATATATCCTAAAGTATCCTAAGGTAATCTTTTATTAATTAACAGAAGGTAAATTACTATGGCAACATTAGAAGGTAACGTAGCGTTCGCTAACCTTGACGAACATGAAATGTATCAAGGTCAATCAACTGGTAAGTATTCTCTGGTTCTGTCTTTAGAACCTGCTGATGCTGATACCTTAGCCAATAAGGGTGTCAAGCTGAGAGAGTACGAAGGTACACCACAGCGTAAGTTCAGCACTAAGTACGAAGTACCTATGTATGATGCTGATGGTGCTGAGTTTACTGGTCGTCTAACCAGAGGCTCTAAGGTTCGCGTTCAGTACGCGGAAGGTAAGCCTCACCCTGTACATGGTACGTCAACGTATCTGTCTAAGGTCAAGGTATTAGAACTAGCCGAAGCCTCCGATGGTGGCGGTGACTTTTAATGAGTGAGTCCTCTCACTTTGTCCGACATGAGCCATGCCCTGCGTGTGGCTCTAGGAACAACCTTGCTAGGTACTCCGATGGTCACGCAGTCTGCTTCACAGTGGACTGCAACCATTACGAGAAGGCTAATGGTGAGGTCGTTGAAAGTAAACCACAATCAACTAGGAGATTAGAGATGACAGGTGTTGTAGCTTCAATCCCCGACAGGCGTATCTCTGAGGCAACGTGCAAACAGTTCGGTGTCACAGTAGAGTACGGAGCATCGGGACAAATTGTAAAGCACCACTATCCCTACTTTGATAAGGACACTGGAACACAGACAGGGACTAAGTCACGCATCGTTGACAACAAATCATTCTACGCAAGCGGTACGTTTGATAACGTGGGATTGTTTGGTCAGCAAGCGTTCAAAGGTGGTGGTAAGTATATCACAGTTGTAGAGGGAGAGGCAGATGCCCTAGCAGTATCAGAGATGTTTGATGGCAAGTGGGCAGTAGTGTCCATACGCTCTGGTGCATCGGGGGCAGTCAAGGACATCAAGCAAAACTTGGAATGGCTTGAGACATTTGAGAACGTGGTTATCTGTTTTGATAACGACAAGGCAGGGCAAGAAGCATCAAGAGCAGTGCTTGATTTATTCACCCCTAACAAGGCAAAGAACGTAGTGTTGCCTATGAAAGATGCAGGGGAGATGCTAAAGGAACGTAACGTACAAGGTTTTATAAAGGAGTGGTGGAATGCTAAATCTTATTGCCCTTCTGGGATTGTCTCTGGTATTGATACATGGGACTCTATACTTTCTCAAGAAGATATTAAATCTATCCCTTACCCTTGGTCGTGCCTTAACGACCTTACTTATGGCTTTAGGGAAAGAGAGTTGGTCACAATTACGAGTGGTTCGGGTATGGGTAAGTCACAGATGGTCAGAGAGTTGGAACACTATTTACTAGGTGCAACTGATGACAACATTGGCATACTCGCGCTAGAGGAGGACATACCCAAGACTGCGCTAGGGATAATGAGCATTGAAGCTAATCAGACCCTACATTTGAGCAGAGATGCACCAAGGGAAGATAAAAAAGTATTCTGGGACAATACCCTTGGCACTGGTCGTATCTTTATGTACGACCACTGGGGTTCTACCAGTGAAGATAACCTGTTGTCAAGGGTACGCTACATGGCTAAGGGTCTGGACTGTAAGTGGATTATCCTAGACCATCTTAGCATCGTGGTGTCCGACCAAGAGACAGGTGATGAGCGCAAGGCTATTGACAGCATAATGACTAAGCTACGACAGTTGGTACAGGAGACAGGGATAGGATTGTTCCTAGTGTCTCACCTACGCAGACCCAATGGCAAGGCACATGAAGATGGCGGTCAGATTAGCTTGGCAGAGTTACGAGGTTCTGCATCTATCGCACAGCTATCCGACATGGTGATTGGCTTGGAGCGAGACCAACAACACGCTGACCCACAGGTTCGCAACACGACCACAGTGCGCGTACTCAAGAACCGATACGCAGGGCTTACTGGTGTTGCGTGTTACCTGTACTACGACAAGGACACAGGGCGTATGATTGAAACCACCTGTCCTGTCGGTGACGAGAAGCAGGAGTTCTAATGAAGCAGTTTGTATTTGACATAGAAGCCAATGGTCTTAACCCAGACA